TTGAATTATGCGGTTAGTTCGGCAAGTTGGGCGTTGGTTAGACGGGTCGGGAATAAAAGCACTTGTGCGGTCTTTCCAGAGGTTGACCCCAGCGGAGTATTACCTAAAGTAATTCTACTTAATGAAGCGGGAATACTGCACGAAGTATCGGTCGTTGATACTTGCACTCCGTCAACAAAAAACGCTGAATTGTTATTTGCATAACCTATTGCCATTTTGAAGGTACCAGTAGTTTTGCTCACACTAAATGTTGCTTGAACTACTGCGCCAACAACAATAACTGCAACAAGCGAACCCGTTTCTCCTTTAGCTAAATAAATAGAATTGTCGTAAGTGCTTCCGTTGTCAATGGTAAAGATTTGCTCATTACCGCTTGCACTTTGAATGTCAATTTGGATTTCCCAAAAGATAGTACCTTCGGTTTGTCCGATAAGAGCCGAAGCCGAAGTCTTTTCCGCCTTGTCAACAACCCTTGTAACGCTCGCTCCCAATGTGGGGATGTACGAGGTGGCGTAGGCTCCCGCTTCAATAGTGGCTCCGTAAACATAAACGTTTGTAGATAGCGTGTTGCTCTCACCACGAATAGCCGTGTTTGAGGTTACGATATTGAATAGAAAAGTATTGCTATTGGTAGTGGAAACTGCCGCTGCGGTCATTGAGCAGCGATACCAGCCATTGCCATAGTTAACTATCGAAGCGGTAGTTGAGGCACCTACGTCACCAACAACGCCAGTGGCAACGTTAAAGTTTGCGTAGGTTGTGGCTGCATAAAGGGAACCCGAACCAACAAACTGAACAAAATTATTTGTGCCAGCCTTTACAAAAATTGAGGTAGTGTATGTATTCCCAACTGAGAGTGTGATTACTCCAGTTGAACGAAGTTGGTGTTCGTTGTTTGTTCCGTCAGCAGTTAAGGTGTCAGCATTTGTAAAACCATCGGGCGATACAATGCTATTGGCGGTTATGCTCGCTTGTAGTTTAGTCCAAGCCGCATTATCAAACTGCTCCGAGTACGTCACTAAATTACTCCGCTGTGGCTCCAGCAACAAGCGAGGGCAAGTAGACCCCAAATAATCCAAACGGGGTAAACCGCTAACGGGGCCAACTGATACCGCTGCGCTGGTGGTGGCGATGTAGTCTGTTGCTACTCCGTTCTCAAACTGACTTTCGTAAATAAAAATGTTACCCGTTGCGCCAGTTACCGAAGCATCAGTATCAGAGATATATAATTCAATAACACCCGAAGCAGATAAGTTAGTTGACGTTACCGAGCAGCGAAACCATCCAGAGCCAAGCGAAACAATAGACCCAACCCCATTGCTTTGTGAGCCAACGACTCCAGTATTAAGATTAAAATATACAACATTATTTGTCGTTCCATCATAAACATTTATAGTTATAAAATTAGCAGTTCCCTTTTTAGCTGAAATGCTAAATGTTTGTTCGCTCGCAGCCGTTGTAATGGTTTGCTCAATACGACCAGTTGTGCCCGATTTAGAAAGCAACCAAGCCGAATTACCACTATCTGGGTCTGATTGTCCGCTGGTCACGGTTGCGCCCGGGCCAGCGCTAACCCAAGCCGCAGCATTAAACGTATTGCTTTGCAGCAAGAGGTTAGTCCGCACCTTTTCAATTAGGCCGTTACTTGCCACACGGGTGGCGCTTGAGGCACGGCTGAAGGTTAGGTCGCCCGTACCATCGGTCGGCTTAACCGAGTAAACCTTTTGGTCTTTGTATCCCGAAGGAATCATTACCAAGCTGGCGGAATCAAATGTACTCATTAGTTCAAAATAAATAGTTGGTCAATTAAGCAGTCCTCTCCCTCCAATGTTGCTCCGTCATCGGTCATACGCTGAATATACGTATCAAAAATATCATAGTAGGTGTCCTCACCCAAGTCCTGCAAGGCAGCAGTCAAGCAATCATAGCCCTCAAACGTGCCTCCATCATTCAGCACCCGAGTCTCAAACTGCTCCACGATCTCATTAGCAGGAGCGAAGCACGGAGGGGCTGACTGATTCTGGATAGACAAAGTAGTCTCATCCACTTGACCAAACCAAGTAGAGCAGTACACTACTCCCCACGATATAAAATTGCTCACTTTTTTTTGCTTAAAAATACCCGGAGCTTCTGGATGTTGCTCCTTTTGATTCCGTACCTATTCATAAATACCATCCGTGAAATGATTGCCCATCCGTAGGATACATCTCCCCGTTCTGGTTAGCGTAGTACTCCGGAGTAAGGTTGCCGTAAAAAGTCAAGTAATTGACCAAACGCCTGCCGTAATGCTCTGCCGTATCTCGCTCCTTCTGGATCAAATACTCCAACTCGCTCTTGTCGATGCTCTCGCTATTCTCGCTCTGTTTCTTAAATACTCCCCCGTTGCTTACTTTGTAAGTCAAAAACGGAAGCAGCTCCACCATCGTGTAATGTACCAGTACATCCTGCACGTAGTCATTCATCAAGGTTAGGTAGTTGCCCGTGAGGGTATTTGCCAGCACATCGTTCTTTAGTTTATCGTACAACGCAGTCCCGAGCAACGCTTGGATATGTATGTCCTGCGAGGTCTTGATATACTGCACCATCTGATCCCGATCTACGTTACCGGATATAGCGGTACGCTTTACGATATCATCGGGTGAAACAAAGAGAGCGTATGCCATATTTAATAAACCCGATTGCTCGGATATTGCGACTATTTGGGTATCCCTTTACTCTGAGCGTAAGCAGGAGTATAGCCTTGGTAGTCCGAATCGATAGGTGCGATAGCGACCTCCTTTGGGTTCTTGGGTAGCTTGAATCCTTGACGTACCGCTTCGTTTACGTTAATGATAGTCGTGCCATTCAAAGTGCCCCCTCCATAGATCTCGCCATCCTTCGTGAGTTTCTTGCGATATACCCTACGTTCCCAGCGATGGTAGCAGTTAGCCCCACCCTTGTACAACCAAACGCTGTAAGAGGCTCCCTGCGCTTCTGCGCCCCCGTTAGAGCTTAGTTCCTTGATGTCCTCCATCCGATATACTCTCTTAGCAGCGATAAGGCTACGGCATAGGGTTCTGCTTGGGCCCGGATTGCGGTTTTTATTTGCAATAGCGCCAACGGCATAGAAGTAACGTACCTTATATCTATTCGAATCTTGCTCGCTGGGATCCTGCGCTACAAGTTCAGTACGTGAGTTTAGGTATGCCTCGACATCGTATTCATCTTCCTCGCTATCGACTATCTCAGAATCGACCATATCATAGTCGCTAAGCAGTTCCTCTTCGCTCTCTCCGATATTTTGAAGCTTTGCTACCAGTTCAGCAGCAAGCTCCTCCATCAGAAAAGGGAGGCCATCCCTTCCCCCCTTTTGCGATTTCATCTGCGTAATAACGGCAGAAGAGTTACCCACGAAAAGAGCCTGCGCTACCTGTGGGTCAAATTGTAGCATCTGGACTAAGAACGTAATCGCTTGGTCTTGCGTAAGCACTCCCTCCGTGACGGCTCTCATAATATCCAGAGAGCTTGCGATCTGCGCTCCGTTGTAGGATGCATCTTTTTTGATAAGATCCTCCGATGCCTCGCTTACATCTGCAACCGGAGCCCCTTCAATAACTACCTCATCGCCCACCTCTTTGACATCAGCAAACTCCGCAGGAGTCAATGACCTAAAGTAAAGGTCAAGGCTTACTTTGTTATACGCAAGAATCATATCGATACCAGCAGCGATCTGCTCCTGCTTAGGTCGGATCACCGTGTTGTCGAGCAAATTAAAAGCATTCTTAATTTCATCCGCATTACTGCCCAATCCGTTACCGCTATCCTTTACCCCGAAGAGCATAGGTGAGGTGATTCGGTGGGATACCAGAATCTTGCTCGTACTCTCGCTGCTAAGGAACTCATACTGCAAATGGGCATCCGATAAAGTAACGGGCTCGATAGTAGCAGCCTTTTGGCTATCATCATTGAAAGCGAGGATATACTTGCCTGCGTTATTGCTACCGCTCCACTTCGACTTAATGGCAGAGTCGATATTGTCCTGCTCTTCCTGTGGAGGGATGCCGTTATTGAAGTTGATAATCATAGACGGAGCCATTCCGTTCTTGATATTATTGATATGGTAGTTGGCAATTTCTTGCTCCATTTCTGCATATGGAAGCCCGCCTTGGTAATCGACCGGTGAATAGTAATATGAGCCACTCCGATACGGGCGAATGTAAAGGATCTCTACCTTGTCGGATGCTGCTCCATATCCAAAAGCAGGGATGCGCTCCGCTTGGTTCTTATTTCGAACCTTACTCCAGTCATACGCCATATAGTATGCCTCGATCTCTCCCTCATCGTTGCACTTCTCTGCCCTCAGCGTTTCAACCGGGATATGATATACCTCCGCTATCTTGCTCTTGTCAGCCGTATATATAATCTGGAACGCTGCATTGCCAAGCATATAGAAGTCATTAACGACCCTCTTCAGTTGTTCCGGCTGGATAAGCCTACGCAGCTCGATATACCCGGATGGGTTAGCATCAGAGTTAGAAGCATCGATTCCCTTGCCGTAGATAATATCCACGATCCCCGTAATAACTGCGTTATTCGTAGGGGAGCCGTTAGCCATATCGATAAGGTAGTTGAAAAACTGATTGTCATCGCCATACTCCACCCAACTCAAGCGAGGGTTCTCGCTGATTTGTGGCGTGGTATAGGAGGCCAGATTGATTAGTCGGATATTATTCGCCATAGATCACAAAGTCATTGTTCATAGTGCGCTCAGTAGTCTGCAGCACAGGTTGATAGTTATCGATTGTGCCACCACTCGGCAGCATATAAATTTTGTCAATGGTCAGCACCTTCGCATCATCCACCCCTAAAGCCGTAAGCTCTGTCGTAACGCACCCAAGTGCTTCGATTGTCCCTGAATCCGCAATCACCCTATCCTCGTATTGGTTAGCGACTCCTGCTGCATACCTCTGGTCTTCGAGGCGTAGAATATATGGTACTTCCGGATCAAGTGTTGCGCTATTGTACTCAAAGGTAAGCTCCCTTGTGTCTTCATCAAAAGACGGGCTCACCAGAGTATAGGTAATGACCTCTCTCGTGTCTTTATTTACGAACTTAGCCTGTATTCGCCAGTAGTCTCCGTAGTTCGTCAGGTCATCGTTGCCGTACTTCCAGTCACGGATTGGCAAGGTGATATCCTGCTGGGCGTTATATGATAAGAAAATCATACCTAAATAACCCCAACTCGCTACAAAGTGGGATATGCCTCAACAAAAAAGGAGGCCGAAGCCTCCCCTTTATCTTTATCCATTGGATAATTATGCTCCAAATACCATCGTGGGCTTGGTTCCAGACAATCCTGCGAAGGGATCATTAGGTAACGCACCCTTTAGGAAGTTAGCAGGCACACGCTCTTGGCCTGTGAAGGTTACGTTGTATCCCGTTAGGTCAGCATACGCAGCACCCGTTACGATAGATCCACCAGTTACCTCTGCTCCGTGCTCCAATCCCATAAGGAAGGAATTGCCGTTGTTATCCTCAACCACGATAATAGGCCGTGCCCAAGCCAATAGCTTGATCTGCTTATGCGTTTCCGCATTTTGCGTTTTGAGAACAATGTTAAGCACCTGCTCAAAGAACGTGGTGCCGTTATCACGGCTTGAAGTGATTGCTTGCTCAAAGTTAGAAGTGCCTTTGAGGTCATATACATAAGCAGAAACTGCTGCAGTAGCAAGTTGCGAAATGACATCCGTGTTAGCGGTATCATAAGCGACATTGGCAATGTTAATTGAGTTGATGAAGTAAACTTTGTTCAGACCACCAACTTGGTCTTTGCACGGCTCTATGCGACCGAGGGTAAAATTACAAGGCATTTTTTTATTGAATTAAAAAAGGGGGCGAGGGCAATGCCCGGCCCCCCTTATTGTTTATTTATTAAACTTAGATTAAGCGTAGTAAACCACGTCTGCACCGAAACCTACTTGCACTCCTGCAGTAAATCGCATTACGAAACGTACGTTTTTGCTTCCATCAAGGTCTTGCATGTCAAGAACCTTCACTTCGTTGGTATCGTTCAAAAGCCCGCAACCGAAGTATAGGTTTGACTTCTGAGCCAATACCATTTTCTTAGTGCCAAGACCCGGAGCGTGGAATACACGAACGCCATCAAAGAACAAGTCTTGCCCAGCGAACCAAGTAGTACCCTTATTGTCAACACCATTAGCACCAAGGCCAGAGGCACCGAAACCACCAAGGGCACGGACATAGGCTTTGAAAATGCTCGTAGGAACATATAGGTAAAGGTCATCCTTACCATATACTGCGTTCGGTGATGCATCAAGTACACGACCCATCTCCGTAATGACGTTAGAAGCATCGATAGTGCCAGTGATAGCAGTTACATCGATAACGGTGGTATCAGCAGCGAGGAGAGCTTGGAATCCGTTGAACTCACCAGCACTTGCAGTTGCTCCAGTCCAGATCTTAGACTCGATCCACTCAGATACTTTAGCAGCGTTGTAGCCGATGAAGTAATCTACGAAGTTCGTAGGCATAGTATCAAATGCAGAGTAACCCATCTGGATAGCTTCCCAATCAGACTCAAAATTAGTCTTACAAAGCTGAAGGTTTACCTGCAGGAACTCTGGCTGAAGGATAGCCTCGTTCAAAGTCAAAGTAGAAGTATCTGTGAAGTCACAGGTCTGGTCTTTAACGATATCGTTCAAAGCAACCCTCTTGAGGACTTGCTTGTACTTGATGTTAGGGATTACCTCGATGCCTCCTTTGGCGATAGTATCGCCAGATAAAAGGGCAGCAGAGATATAACGTCCGGCAAATTCACCGGCATACGTTGTGGTCATTGAAGTAGTTGTGGCCATTTCGCTTTATTTATTTGAAAAGTTTAGAAAACACTCGGTCTTGGGTATTAACAACACGCTCTGCACCGATGTGAAATTTCAGTTCGTGTTTTTTCTCTACGGGTGCAGCAACGATAGGCTTCTGAGCAGCCATTGTTACCTCTACCGCCTTGGGCTCTTCAATGATCTCAGCCATCTCTTGTTTTTTGCCCATCTCTTGCTTCATCATCTCGACCTCTTCCCGAAGGGCAGAAACCATCTCCATAACTTCAGTCATAGTCATCTCCTTCTCTTCCTCGGCAGCAGCCTCGATCTCGACTTCGATTGTAGGCTCTTCAGCCTTTAGCTCTTTGATAATGCCCTCTTCCTCGATAACGAGGATGCGACCATCTTCCAGCTTATGCTCACCAACGGGTGCAGCGATTTGCTCGCCATCCCCACCGATAAGGAATACATTTGCACCAGCCTCAAATACTTCGGCCTCGACCTTAGTACCATCAACCAGCAGCATTGAGGCAAGCTCTACTCTTTCGGGAGTAAGAGCCAGCTCGATTTTCTTGAAAACATCTTGCAGATTCATAAGTAAATAATTGTTTTAGTTAAAATTGGGTATTTTACTCCTACCCTTTGCCACCGATAAAACCTATGCCTTGTGCTTGCATATCGTTCTTATCGCAGCATTTGCGAGAGTAAGTCTTTCCATCGGGGCATAAACACGCCCTATTTGAGTTTTGTGGTACTGGGGGCTTTGGCCCTTGGTTAAATCCTTTCATTATTTATTAAGTTCTTTAAGTTTAGATTCTGCCCACCGCTTTCCTGCAAGGCCTCCCCATAGCAGGAAGGATATTGTACCGCAGGCTTCGGGGTTTTTTTCATCGTAGTACTCCTCGGCTCTCGATAGGTACGAATACATCCGTGTGATTGTCTCTACCGATAGGGGTTTGCCTTGTGCTAACTGCTGCGCTCTTACTTTGCCCACAGGAGTAGCGCACTTATTGTTCACCTTATCATTGGCCTCAATACCACGCTTTGCATTGTTCTTAACCGCATCCGGATAGTCAGCGTATGATTCCATCTCCAGCCTCTTGCCTCCAGACCTACGCTTGTCGCTTTTTATGATAGCGTTTACTGATCCGAAGATATACTGCTCTGCGATATGCTCTGCCTCTGCCATCTCGATCTGAGCAAGTGCCTCCTGCAGATCCTCTGACCGGATCTTTTCACGCTGGGCAAACCATCCCTCGATGCTAAATCCTTTTACTTTGCCCTCCTTGACGTACTCCGTCCAGATAGCCTCGTTGTTTACCTTCATCATTACGACCCAAGTTCCAGCAGGATACTCGAGCCCGTAGGTCTTGGACTTATCCATAGATTCATCCTCGATAATCCACGACTCTACAACCGATAAGCCACTCAAGTCCTCCGAGTGTTCCAGCGTTGCGTTGTTCTGGTTGCCCTTAATCATATACAATTCCGCAGCTTTGCGGATGGTATCGATAGAAAAATATACGTAGTACTCTTCCCCGGTCTTGTCATCGTATCGGTAGATGGGCTTGTTAGGAACGAGTGCTGCTCCGATAAGGATTCTCTTATCTTCATCCTGCACCTTGAACTGCACCTGCTTCGATAGGGCGATAAACTGCTCATCGATTGCAGGGTTCTCCACTATGCTGATAGCATCGACCCCCATAAGTTGGTCATCCTCTAAAATTAGTTCGTATATCTTCATCCTCCGATTGTTGCGCTGGAGCGTATTCTGCGTTCCAACTGATTAGCATTTGTAATGTCTTGGTTTATGACGTACGCCCTCATAGGCCGACCCAGCATCCCAGCAAGTTGGTTCTCCGTATTGTTGAAGGATATGTTCGGTGTCATAGGTTGAGCAGAAGCCCCTGCCGTAGGTATCGAAGGACTGGATGGCTTATTGCCTCCACCGCCCCCGGAAGGTTGGAACTTAGCAGAAGCGATTGTTGCTATCTGTGCTGCTCCCGTTGCTGCAACGATTCCAGCCTTTACGAAATTAGCCCCCGTAAGAGCATCCTGCGGTACTGCGAACTGCATCATAATAGCAGCAGCCGTACTTGCGATTGCCTCCCCTATCCGAAGGGCTTTTGTGATCTTAAATGTTTTCTCCGCATTCTTTTCGTTATCCTTCCCCAGAGCCTCAGAGAGCTGCGCTAAAGCACCGAAGGCCTGCCCTGCAAGCTGAACAGAAGCAGCAGCATTGGCAAGTTCATTCGCCCGATCTTCATCCGCATACTTCTTTTTTATTTGTTTCTTTTTCTCCTCGTATATCTGAGTAGCCTCCACCGTGCTCTTGCCAGCCTTTATCGCTAAAGTCGTAAGGGCAAGGTACTGCTGCTCTGCTGCCGCAAGTTCTTGCTGTTCTGCAGTCCCACTCGAACCACGCATCTGAGCCAGCATATCGTTGTATGCTGCTACGTTTTGCCCCCTTAATACTTTATCAGTCTCGGCCTTTTTAGCAGCCGCTGCAGAGTCCTCAGTAGCCCACTGCTTTCGTAAGTCGGCAAGTTTTTGCTCTTCCTCAGTTAATTTTTTTATATTGCTTAAGGTTTCCGCTTCTTGTTGTTTACGCTCAGAGGCTAACGACTTGAGTTCGTTTTGTAGTTTTTTCTGTCTGCGTAGCGACTCGGAACGCATTTCATCAACCTTAGCCTCCGCTTCTGCAAGGGCAAGCAGATCTGCATCGGTAGTTTCTCCAAGTCTTTTTTTCTCTTTTAGGTATTTGACATACGCTTGTGCATTTGCTTGCTCAGCTTTTGCTACTTTAGTCTCCAGCTCATTAACTCTTCGAACCGCTTTCTCACGTTCCTCTACACTCTTAGTTTGGTCATCAGCAATTAGTCGAGCTTCTGTGAGTTGAACATTGGCTGCTGCTCGCATCTTGATAAGGTCTCGCTCTCGGTCTTCGATATCATCAAGCTGCTTGGCTAACGCTGAGCCTGCTTTTGTTTCTCTGGTAATCTCATCCCCCAATCCGGCAAAAGCATCCTTAATGCCCTTGACTGCTCCCTTGAAATCACCAGTAAAGAACTTTACCAGCGACTCGCCTAAGCCAACGAATCTGTCGATTACGACCTTTACTGCAGCCCCAAGGCCACCCATTGCCTCAGCTAATTTATCCGCACCTCTTGAGGTCTGCGTGAAGTAAGCGAATAAAGATCCAAGTACAACGACAAAGGCTCCGAGGCCTGTGGATATAAGCGCACCCTTTACGGAGTTCATCCCCACGACAAAGCTCTTTACCCCACCGACTAAGGCCTTAAACCCAGAAGCTGCGCCACCCGTGTACTTATCGATTGCTTCCGTGGCGTTAGCCATCGTGCTACTTAGTCCATCGGCCTGCTTATTGGTGTCGCTTAAAGCCTTGTTAAGCTCCTGCACGTTTAGAATAGCCTCGCCATTCTCAACCTTTAGCTTTATAACTTTCTCGACTGCCATTGCCTCTTGATTTGTTGCTTCGCCTCTGACCAGCTTTCAACTATCTCCCACTTGCCTTTGGATATCTCTATCTCGTTGCAGATGCCGTAGTGATCCCCTTTAAGCTCAGTAATTAAAAAACCTATATTCATAATAGTTGCGTTCTTTCTGCCACTACGCTCCACGTTTCTGCAACCTCTGTACCTCCTTGGTGGTCTAACTGCAAAAACGAAGCAAAGCCGTTTACCTTTTGAATTGTTAAAACATACCTATCGCTTATCACATTATGCAGGCCGTGGATTGTATCGCCTGCTGCTCCCCGTACTATCGTGTAATCCGACTGATAGGAGTAAGTCTCGCAAGTGAAAGTGATTCTCACGATCTGATGCTGCCCTACGGCAAGATCAAACAAAGGCGTAGCATAATTGTGTAATGCCACACACCGGAAGCTTGTGGCTTCCAAGTCCGAAGTGACCTCATACCAGTACATCGTATTCGTAGGTCGTGAGGTATTGGTGCTGACATTAGCGATTGCTGATTTCTCCAGACCGACAAGCCCTGCGCTTTTTGTTTTCACAAACCTACTCGTACGCCAGTAGCACGTATTGTCGCTCCACTTATACCCGTAGAACTCGCAGCATTGCTGCGTTGCGCTTCCGCTAAAGCTCACGGTTCCGTTGTTATTCAAAGCCGTGATAGTGCTTGCGCAGATCGAAGAGTTTACAAACGAAGCCCGAAATAACTCTACCCGTGCAGTCATCTTATCCAGATCGTACCCGTTTATCTTATTGATTCTCCAGTACTCGCCATCGTAGTATATCTGATCGTTGAGGTTCAGCAGGAATAACTCCGAAGGCTCCAAGACTATCGATACCTCCAGCATCACCGCATCCGTAGCATATAGCTCCAAAAGATACGTGGCGTAGAAGTCAGTCAGTAGGTTATTCTTTGGGGGTTTCGTGCCCTCTACCTGTGGTATTCCGAATGTTGCGGTAAACGTACCTCCGTAGGTTACATTAAATACCGGGTACTCGTTCTGAACTAAAAAAGCACCATCCGCACTCCGGAAGATATAGTAGTCCGATGTCCCATTAAGGCCATTAAAATAAAGCAAGCGAGGTGGGGAATCGATAGCCTTTCCCTCCGCATCGAACATCTGGATTACGTCAAACGTGGTATTTGAATTTATCCGATTCGTGATTGTCGCAGCAAAGGGAGCATCGATTGTAATCTCGCTCTCTGCAAATTGATTTCCCGTGTCATCGACCTCAACGCTTCCGTGAGGGATTCCAAAAGAGGATACGTATGCGTTGTCGAGAATAGAGTTACCATTTGCCATTAGCAGCTTTATGGTCTTGCCCTGCAGTTCCGTAGTAGGCTTTATCGTAATGGGTTGGTTTACATCCACGACCTCTTGCCAGTTCCTTACTGCGCCAAGGGCTATCCACGCATCATAAGCGTAGATGCTTATCATATCCGGGATGTTCTTGCTCGGTACGAATACGAGGTTAAACATCTTAGCGATTCCAGCGATAAAGTCCTTCTGCTTCATCTTAGGCAGGAACATCGAAGGATCTACATCCATCCCCGTAGGGTAGTCCGGTGCATTGATCACGGTCATCTGGCAACTGGATGCAAGAGTACCCCCGGAGTCGATACCCCCTATGCGAAACGATACAAGGTTGCTTGCAGTCAAGTCCCTAAAGAAATGCACAAAGTCAATCGAGAAAGCACCAGCCGTCACGACATCCTTTGTCTGGATTGCGGTGTTACCCAAGTACATCGTGATTTGGTACATATAGTTCCCCGATGGCGAGGTTATCACGCCCTGCACGTTGAACTTGTACTCCCCGATAATAGGCACCTCATACCGCCAAGTTCCGGTATTGTAGTTGTTCCCGTTATCATAGACCTCCGTGTTGAATCGGATTATGCTCGGGGTGGTAGCCGTGAGTTCCGGAATCGCCAAGCTCGCACTTGAATAGACCTGCGCCAGTCTGCTATTAAAGGATGCCTCCAAGGGTACAAGCCCCTCTTTGTTATACCCAAGCAGCAGCATATCCGTGAACTTAGGATTCGCAAAGATCCCCGTTGCGGACTCTATCGTGTATCCTGCCTCTGTAAATATCTGCTGGAATATAATTGTGGCTTTTATCGCAGGAAAAAAATCCGTCTCACGTAAAGGGGTGAGCGCCTGCTGCGGTGAGAATAGCGTGTCGCTCGCAAAGACACGGGTATCTACAGGAGCATAAACTATATCCCCATCGAATAGATCTCCGTTCCAGCTACCTACGATGTTCTCGTAGTTAAAAGTATGGACATACGACTCCAGATCAAGCTCTCGCAGTTCCTTTTCACCTACGTTTCGTGCGAACCTTGCGTTCTCTCCAGCGACCAGAACTTGGTACTGCTTCGGCATTGTGTTCTCAAGCGATACGTCAAGCAACTGAAGGTAGCCGCTAATCATAATAAGGTCATCGCTATAAAGCGTAACGTCCTGCTTTGCATACGGATTAAACCCTCCGCTAATACTTACATCGTAGTAATGCTTAAAGAACTGATTATTTACATCCGTTGCCGGAACGCTAAAGCTCTTCGATATCGGGCTGAATATAGCAGCAGGATCTCTGAGGTCAGCAAGATTGTAATCTACGCTGATACTTTCATCGCTAAATAAATCGAGATACCCCGTAGTGGTTTGCAGCGTTAGAGCCATACCCTGTTTTTAACTTGTGCTGCGTAATCGAAATTGAAGGTGTACTGCACGAGGTTATCGTTGAGGCTTGTCTTGTACTCCTGCGAAGTATTTTTAAGCGTAACGTATCTCTCTTCCTCCACGAAATAAAGGATGTTGGATAGTAGCATTTCTTTTACCATTTGATTGTAGCCATCGTTCAAGAACCCCGTGTTCACGCTAATGCTATCCCTTCCGAAATTGTTAAAGGTCTTGGTCGGTGATGCAGTCGCAGGATTGTAGGTAAAGGTACTCGAGCCGAGCGTGCCTACGTTAGTCTCAAACTGATCCTTGCTGGTCGATGTAGAGTTAGTGGATCTCTTGAATGCCACGATATAATCCCACGCTGCGTACTTATTCTGGTAGGCGATTGTAATCGGGCTATACGTTACCTCGCACGTAGGGGTAAAGCGAGTCGTGTATGCAGCATCGTTTTCTCCGAGTTCCTGCAATGCAGCCTCCAGACAAGTCAATGCCTCGCATACGCCACCATCGGTCTCTACCCTTCTGCTATACGCTACGCTCTGGAATACTCCCAGCGATAGGTCGTAGTATAGAAGGTCTGCGACATCCTGTGGTTTAGGGTCGATTACTGAATCGTTAAGGTTAGCAACTCCAGCAGGAAGGTAAAATAGTTTATTGGTAGAGTTCACCGAATCCACCGCACCGAAGTCCGCTATGTCAATCATAGCAGATTGTCCATCGCTATAATCTACCCTCATACCATTTACCAGAGCAGGCACTACCCCTATCGTAAGGGCTTGGTCGAGTTGGATATATTGGATGCTGCTACCGCTTGTCATTACTCCCGTGGTGGTCGTTCCATTTACCCCATCCACGAACTCCGTATAGCCATCGTAGGCATTGATTGTATTGGATGTTGCGGTAACTGCAGCGATGCCTCCAGCGGTCGTGTACTCCCGGAACTTCACCTGCACATTGCATACGCTCTGATCGTTATCAGTAGCCGTTCCTGCAGCGTGGTCGATATTGGTCTGCGATAGGTACGAGCTTACGATATTGCTGATATCAAAGTAGCCGTAAAGATTGCTGATGCTTTCCTTCGGCTTGATAAGGCGATAGGCATAAGTCCCCGGTACGGAGCTGCTTGATCCAAACCAGATAAACACATCCGCAACGTACTTAAATCCTGCGTTACCGGAATTGTTACTGCTTACAGAATAGACCATAGGGCTGCCAGCGAAGGAGCGAGTCGGTGCCTGCTGCGTTATAGTGATTGCCATTACTTATATTTTTGGTTCAATTTCTTTAATGTGAATTCGATAAAGTTCTCAACGTCAATACCATACGCTTCCACTATCTCATTAGGCAGTTTGGCAAAGCCCAAGTTAAAAGGCCTCGTATAAAAGTCCGAAGGCTCAATGCCCTTGGCTTTGATCTTAATCATTACCAGCCGAGCCGTATCTGCATACGATAGGAACTTGCCCTTGTTATCCTTAAACTGCAAACGCCTTCGAGCAGCCCACGCATAGATCGGCCCAAAGGGAGGCATCTTGCCCTTTTTTCTACCCTTATCTACCCATTCGCCATACTCAGCCATAAGGAAGTCGAACTCCAGACTATTCGGCCCCGTGATAATTTCATAGTCGAGGGAGTTGTATAACGTATTTGTTACATTCTTTTTTTTACGGGTGAGATTCTTACGGCTCTCCGCAACCAGATACTTGCCGAACTTATCAAGAGCAAGTCGGGTGTTCTCCGCTTTCTTTAGATCTGGATTCCCGGAAGCCATTAGCAGATAATCGTGGGGTTCGGAGTCTCTATCTGGAGCGTTGCCTTCCATCCGCAGACGGTGGACTCGAAGTCCTCATCGAAGGGCTCGCATAGAGGGTCATTAACGAGCCTAAACCCGTCCGTATATAGATCACCCCTACGGAGGCTTGCGATCATCTCCTGCATCGAGAATAGGCTTCTATGGTATATGTCTTGTTTCTGTGCTACTCCCTCGTAAGAGTAGGGCGTTACATTCGGATCTTGCTTGGAATAGTCCATCGCATCCATTACCAGAACATCGATTGAATAGATCACGGTTCGCTCCAATACCTCAGCCGTTCCCGTAAGGATATGGCACAAAGGGAAGAGGGTCATCTTCCGCATATCGACATCAAAGATGTTGCCCCACGTTACGGAGTTTACATAGGATGAGTTGTCGGCTGCTGATTGCAGAGCCTCGCAGATTTGATAGTATCCGTACTTCATAAATAAAGAACCCTTTATCGGGTATTCTGCCGAGCCATCTGCGCCTCAAGGCGTGACTTGTCAGCCTCGTACGTTACCCACATCAAGCATTGGTAAAGCGGTAGCTCCGTTATCTGGTCAAGGTTTTGTATAGACCCCGCAGCGAGTTGATGGAGGATTGCATACCATCCCCATCGTTTACCGAAGGCGGTTCTGGAGTCGAGGATTTCCCTTGTTTCGCCACTTGCCTCAAATAGGTCAGCGAAGATATCTGCAGTCCGAGTTCTAAACGATAAAAAAAAAGCAGCGCACCCTGCACTATGTCCATTGTAATGGCCTCGAATGCTGATCCATCGTGCTTATCTGGATGGTATTTTTCTATCTCGTGCCTCCCGAAGGCCTCCTTCGTAACGGGGCGGTATAGCACCCCCATCCACTTCTGTGCATTTTTTATGGGGTCTTTCATATACTCTTCGAGATCCACAAACTCACCAAGCGAGATGTTCTCCAGCTTAGGGTGGAATCCATACTTTACGCCATTGATATGTACGAACCGATGCAGGGGTGGGTTCTCCGTGAATACCCCAGCAATTATTGTCTTGATATCCTCCAGCTCTTTTACCGGGAACGAGTCCTGCTCATCCTTATCGATTCCACAGAATATAGAGAGAGCCAAGTCCTCTGCCGTTTCATCCGTAGGGTTAGCCCCCATAAACCTCTGGAAGTCCTTTAGGCTGAGGTCAGCCCAGATCGTGGGTACTTTTATTGTGCGAAGCATTGCTGGCGTGTATCGTTGATATTCGTAATGTGAAAAAATTGTACGTCCTCATAAAGTTTCTCTGCAAGGTCAGCGCACCTCTGAGGGTCGAGGTTCCGTAGTTCCTCTTCCCAATGCCCCGGCCCCTTGCAGAGGATAGAGTTGCTCTTATTCAGCAACGGGGTATAGGGATGCATATCTTGAGCTATGATGCACGTCTTGGTAAAGCCAGCCTCCAGAGCCTTTAGGTTTGACTTGCATCTGTTAAAGGCACTCGGTGAAAGTGGGGCGATACTGACGTGGATGTTCTTATATAGTTTGCCGTAGTCTAAGTAGTCAGCCCTCTGGAACGCATTAGAAGCCTTTAGCGACTCTTTATAGTACTCAATGGTGTAAGCATTAAGTCCCTCTAAATTGATGCGGTTATACGCCAAGTCTTCATCGTGATGCAAAGCACCCATATACCCGACATTGAAGCCCTCTACCTTTTCTATGTCCTCCCATTGAGATCTGCGTGGGTCTATCGCATTAGGCAGTACCCAGATAGGTACGTAGGGATTTTCTTTTTGGATCTTGCTCGCAAGGTATTCATTGGTCGTATGGATCTCATCGGCTATCTTGATAGTCATTAAGATATCCTGCGTTTTCTGTGTGCTATAATTAGCGTGATGCCTCGGTAGCATCCACCAGTCATCGAGGTCGAGGATAAGCTTTATATTGTTCTTATCCAGCATATACCGGAACGCCTTGTGATTCTTTGTCGCAAGCCCTCGGTTTACCACAAGGTGCGTGATTGCATCCTTATACTTATCGAGTTCCTGTATTGTTCCAAACTTAATTAGGTAGCCTCGCATCAGCAAGTCCTCGTATGGTATCTGGAGGCGGTGGTAGTAAACCCCACCCGGTTGTCCTGCTACGTATATCATCTTACAGAATATCTGCCAAAGTTAGGATTATTTTTCTTGCTAAAGATAGCATACCTCGCAGCATCGATTGCGTGGTTAAAAGCATCGATAGGCTTATTAAGGAGGTTTCCATTTTTATCCTCCGTCCATTTGTAGTTACGCATCTCCTTTTCAAGATTGATGCTCCGGGGAGTGATAAATAGTTTGTAGCGTTTCATTATATCGATTCCTGCGTTCACCGAGTCGGGGCCTTTGGTCGTGGGCTTTACATTGTAGCCCCTTCGGTATAGTTCCTCGATTGACTTGGGCTCTGCGCTATCAGCATATACCTCGCTGCGCCTATCGATACCGATGGAGGTAAAGATATTTGCGATATCGTTATTGGTCATCCCCGTGCGGTATAGCAGTTCATCAAAGTAAAGGCTTCCGTTTGCCTCATATACTGCAACCAGTGCGCTGGGATCATTCGTGTACCCGAAGTCAAGGCCAAATGATAAGAGCTTTGCATCCGTTGGTATCTCGGACTGCCCGTACTGGAATATCGTGGCTCTACTCATACCCCTTTCCCCCAGACCATAGATACGCCAGTAGTCGTTATCCGTATCCTTGAGCCGTAGGATTTCATCCTTGATGCTCTGATCTAAAAACATATTGTCGAGGTACGTGGTCTGAAAAAAGTCGCAGTCATCCCTCGGTACGACCTTATCATAAATCCAATGGAACGCATCCGAAGGGTTGTAGTCAAGTATCGCACGATCCTCGGTCCTCATTATGAGCTGCTGCCAGTCCTCGTACGTCAGCTCATTGGCTTCGTTAATGTACAGGAGGTTGCGCTTGCGCCCCCTTATCTTCTGGGGTTGGTCAAGGCTGATAAACTCCACAAGGTTCCCATTTAGGTAGTACTCGCTATTCGACCTGTTGTGGTAGATCTCATTGTATATGTCGTGGTTCCGGAGGATCTCAAAGAAGTCCCGCATAACAGAAGCCCGGAGCGCAGGGAACGTCTTACGGCAGATCGTGATGGTCTTGCCTTCGTTCTTATCCGTGTAATGGAATATGATCCATAGCAGGATATTGTATGTCTTTCCGCTACGGGTACCGCCCTGCTCGACTACTATCTTTTTAGTGCTTCGCTTTAGGTGGCCAAATACCTTATTGGTCTCAATCTTCGCCAAGCACCTCTATCTGAAATAGCTTCGGGGTCTGGATATCTACCTCTTGCCTCTCTATGTATCCACGCTTCTTGCCCTTGGTCTTTAGAAAAAAGATAGTAGCAGTTGAGTTGCCCTCCTTTATCTGCTTATGTAGTTGGCTCTCTGCAAAGTCAATTGCTACGTCTGATAGTTCATCGACTGCTGCTTTGTATTCTTTATCCTCCTGCATCCAGAGGTAGTGCGTAGTACGACCTACGCCCACCGTCTTGCAGGCAGAGGTAACTACGCCTAAAGATTTCTCCAAAGCATCGAGCATCGCCTTTTTATGTTGTTCCGTTTTGTCCATTTGTTTGTTTGTTGTATCTTTAACTTGCGAGGGAAGTGTTATGGTTGCACACTTAGTATTCCAATTAAGAAGTGGCGTTCGATTCGACCCCCTCGCTCAAAGTAGCCCCGCTTGTCGGGGTTTCTTTTTTAGGGTATGGTTTAGACAACTTCTTGCACATATCGACTAACGCCTTATCAATCGGATAAACATATTTATACTTTCCGCTCTTTTTGCGGTAGGTTAATTTTTTTCTTTGCTCTTTAGGTAGCGTGTTTGGCCCCCGGTCGTGTACCCACTTTCCTTTATACCATACCTCAAAACCGCTTGATTCGGATTCATCTACTAAAAACCAATTTGTCGCTTGATAAATAATACCCTTGTGATTCTGTCCTTTGTCGGCATACGATATTAAAAGTTTTACTGTCGGGCAAAGCTTTTTGATTAAGCGCATTGCTATCGACATTGCTTTGCTCGTACTCTCTTGTTTAGAATTTAGGGCCATACGAGTAAGCTCGAGGTATTGCCCGTGATTTAGTTTATATGGTTTACCCATATTAGCTGATGCCCCATATCCGAAAGTAATAACTCCGCACCATTCCTCTTTATCGTTAAAAACAGAAAAAGCAATTCCGACAACCGGGCAAACTTTTGCATAATGAAAGTTCAGACAAGCGTATTTAATCGCCTTACTTGAGGCAATCTCTAATCTCATATCCCCCCTGCGCTAACTGAAAAATAAGCCCCTTGATATTTTCTATCTAAAAGCTCTTGTATGTCTATCTCCGCTTTTTGTAACTGCTCCGGACTATCGAAGGTTATTTTCATAGTAGGAGGATTTCCCTTTTCATCCCCTATCAATTCATCGTATGAAGGCTCATCCATTAAAATAGGGAGGTCTAATCCCCAGTCGATAAGAGCATCGGGTTCCCATTCGTTGGCGAGTAAGTCCCAATCCCATTCTCCGAACCCTACGTTGTCCTTGATAATGAACTCCCCCTTCTGTGCATCCGTAAGCTGATCCGCTACAATGATGGGTACTTCCTTCAGTCCTGCGGCAATACAGGCTTTAAGGCGCATATTCCCACCAAGCACTACCATATTGCTATCTACTACGATAGGTCGAAGCTCAAGCATCTGTGGGAACTCCTGTATTGACTTGACCAGCTTCTTAAACTTGTCATCCTTAATGATTCTGGGATTACTCGGGTTTAGTAGTATTGTACCGATTGCTGCTCTTTGCATAACTAAATAACTCTTTTTGATAGATGGTGGTTGTGAACCTCGTAAAGGTAGTCTTTCTTTAGATTGGTTCCGAAGTCAGCCTCGTGATGGCAAGTCCTGCATAATGCCATAAGATTCTCGATGTTATCCCGGATCTTGCTCCCTCCCATCCCTCTGGGTTCTATATGGTGGATGTCCTGCGCTTGCGCTCCACATACCTCGCAGGCTATGAAGTCAGTTGTGGTGTAGTTAAATGCCTTTAGATAGACCTTCGTATGGTTTTTCACCTTAACGCATTGTAGTAGCAGAGGGGCTGATCTACGCAGATAAGTGATCCAATCCTTGCTGCCTCCATTGCGAAGATACCATCGGCCTCGTAGCTCGTTTCAAAGCGGAGGTTCGGTAGGTCATACGGCTTAAACATATAGCAGGCGGTGTCTATGTTGCCGACTCTTGGTTGGTCGGTAGGGCGTAGCCTTCCAACTTGTCCCCACGTCACAATAGAGCAGTCGAGGTTATGCAGGTTGCCCCACTCTTCGATAAATTTTGGGTGCAGGATGTTATCATCATCCAGATAGTATACCCAATCCTCTTTGGTAAAGGAGTCTCTGTGCAATTCAAGGAACTCATTGCGTAGGGGATGTCCCCAAGAGCCGGAGCGTGTAGAGTAGTGAGTGATGGATGCGCCTGTTGCTCCCTTGAAATCGGTAGATGCATCCACCATTACCACCCAAGTAGCGTACTCCGGGATGCCGTGTTTTATCCTTACAAGGTTTTGAGGTCTTGAGCAGGGCGTTACTATGTAAAGCATCGCAGTTCGTTTATATTAAAAAATAGATATACATTTTTGTAGAAGGCAAGCACAAGGGGTCAAACCTATACATTCGCTTCTTGGTCTTTGAACCATTGAGCCATCGCCTTGCGCTCAAGGAAGCGCACCCACATCTTTGCAGCTACTGCGTTACGTTGGGGTCGGAACGGATAAGCGGGGCGCAGTTGCGCCATCGCTATCCTTATGAATTGGTCTCTCATT